CTCTTGCCACACTCTTCAACTACCCCGATGTGCCATATGCCCCTACAACCTAAGACCCTAACTCTAAAGGACGTTTTGGCCATGCCGTTGGTATGGGACGATGAAATTCAAGACTTCAGGTGGACTATCTCCCCCACGCAAAGAATAGCCAAAGGCTCCCGCGCAGGGTGTTTTGACCCAACTAATGGTTACCGTAAGATAAAGTATAAGGATACTCTTCATTACACTCACAGGCTTGCATACGTCTGGCACACAGGACGCACGTTAACCCAGTGTATTGACCATATAAATGGGGATAAGCTAGACAACAGGCGAGAGAACCTACGCCAGACTACTCACCAGATTAATATGCAGAACAAGAAGCGTTATGTAACAAACACATCTGGGGTAACTGGGGTTCGTCACATAGGCATAGAGCGGCCAAGACCGTGGGAGGCTAGGATTTCACGGAACGGTGGGCCAGTAATCATTGGCTTTTTCGCCACGAAATCGGAAGCCGTCAGGGCGAGAAGGGGGGCTGAATTAGATTCAGGGTTCCATACCAACCACGGACGCACCCAAGAAATCGTTACGCCTTGTGTGGTTTAGTTTAGAAGAGCAAATGCTTGCAATTAATCCGATTTATTGTTATAATATCTAACATACTGGTGGTTTTTAACTCTCCGTTTTGCTACTTGTTGTTATCTAACCCTCTACCTGTCCCGTCATAGCAGTTAGGGGGTTTTTTACATCTAGAGGTGAAAATGACTGACGTTGACATTGAAGAAATAGTTGACCTCGACTTAGACACAGAAGAAGTTCCCGAAGAAATGAGTGCCATGGTGGAGCCTGTATATAGAGGCGATGCTAGTGGATCGGACTTCAGACCTCAATCCTTAACAGCGGATAAGCCCAAGCGCAAGAAGAGTGGTGGCCGTAAGAAGGGGGTTAAGAACAAAGCTAAAAGATTTGATGAGGATTACATCAACGATGCACTAACTACCACTCGCTGTTGTCCTGTGCGGTCTTTAGTCCGTGTGGGCAGAAAGGCCGAGAAGGAAGGGCAGTACTCATCCGCGATCAAGGCATACAGTGACATCTTAGGGTACATCAAAGCAAAACCTCGCGCCCCTCTTGTGGCTATTGAATCTAAAGGTAACTTAGTGTTCAAGTGGAAAGACGAGGCTGAAAAACAGGATGAGCCTTTTATCATAGACCAGACATCTGGCGACAGGGAATAGTGATGCAAGAGTTTGAAGAAGAGATGCCAGAGTTAGACGAGTTTGAGGTCGAAGAACAGCACCCTGATGCCGAGTTAGATAAAGACATTGCCTACTCTAATAGACTATCGGCTCTAGGGGTTTCCCTACAAGGGAAGGCAGATGAGGCAGTCGCGCAACGTGGCGAGATCGAAGCTAGATGGATGGATGACCTGAAGCAGTATAACGGGGAATACTCTGACGTTGAGAAAGCAAGACTCTCCGCGTCTGGTGGCTCTCAGCTATTCGCGAACATCACACGGTCAAAAGTAAACGCGGCTGAAGCGAGAATCAGCGACATCTTATTCCCTACAGACGATAGAAACTGGGATATCAGACCAACCCCATCCCCTGACCTACAAGACTTTAAAGGGTCTGAAGAAGCAGTCGGAGTTACTCCCGAAGGTAGTGAGGTTCAGCAGAGGGATGTAGTAGCAGGCATCGTGGAAGAGGCTAAGGCCCGATCCGAGAAGATGAAGCTAGAGATGGACGATCAGCTTGTGGAAGCTAACTGGGCGTCAGTCTGTAGAGAGATTATCCACGACTCTGTACTTTTAGGTACAGGCATCTTGAAGGGAGTGACGGTCTATGATCGCATCTCCAAAAGATGGACAACGATGCAAGACCAGACGGGTAATTCCACGCAGGTTTTAGAAGTCACTAACGACAAGCGTCCAACCTGTGAGCGGGTTGACCCTTGGGATTTTTTCCCTGACATGGCCGCCCGTAAGATTCGGGATGCAGAGTTTGTTCTGCAACGGCACATCATGTCTAGAAAGGACTTACGAAACCTCGCTAAACAGGATGGGTACTTAGCAGGGCAGATCAACGATATATTATCAGGTGCTGTGGATGAGGTGGCGTCAGCTACTTATCTAGCCGAGATGCAGGGCATCTCTGGGGTACAGGGTAATATCACCGAGAACAGATTTGAAGTCTGGGAATATCACGGTGAGTTAGACAAAGACGATCTTGAAGCTTGTGGCTGTGACGTTGACACGGAAAATGCACTAGACATCATGAGTGGGGTAGTGTGGTTTGTTAACGGTAAAGTCATACGTGCAACCCCTAACATTATGGATACTGATGATCTTCCGTATTCGGTGTTCTCATGGGAGACGTCTGACACTTCAATCTTTGGGATAGGAGTCCCAAGATTAATGAACAATTCCCAACGTGCGTTGAACGCTAGTTGGAGAATGGCTATGGACAATGCGGGATTATCTACTGCTCCACAGGTAGTAGTTAACGAAGGGTCTATTGAGCCAGTAGACGGTGATTGGTCGTTGAGGCCAAGGAAGCTATGGAGAGCCAAAGGACTGACCGCGAATGTGAGTCAGGCTTTTGGTACTTTCGATATCAATGGGCATCTCAACGAACTTCTTGCACTCTTCAACGTGGCTAAGGATTTAGCAGACGAAGAGGCAGGTTTACCGTCAGTAGCACAGGGAGAGGCAGGCGCACAGCCTGTCAACACAGCGACAGGGATGTCCATTCTTATGAACTCCGCGAACACTGTTTTGCGGAGAGCAATCAAAGCTTGGGATGACGGGATTACATTACCGTTCATTCAACGCTTATACGATTGGAATATGCAGTTCTCTGACAAGGAAGATGTTAAGGGAGATATGCATATTCATGCCCGTGGGTCTTCTCACTTAATAGTCAAGGAGATGCAGGCTCAAAACGCCATGGCCTTGATCAACTTAGCGGGTAGTCCTTTACTTGAACCTCTGACAGACGTCCCTTCTTTATATAGACGGGTGGTCACTGCTATGCAGATTGATCCTAACGAAGTTGTCAAAACAGACGTTGAGATCGAACAAGAGATGCAAGCCATGCAAGAGCAACAGGCTCAGATGGGGCAACAACCCCTTCCAGTTGATCCTATTCAAGAAGGTCACCTTCAGTTGAAGCAGGCTCAGATGGAACAAGACGCTCAAATCAAACAAGCACAGATGCAACAAGACGGGCAGATCGCTATGGCTAAGTTAGAACAAGCCGAGTTAGCCTCACAACGTCAAGCTGACTCTAAGATGCAGGGCGAGGGTATGCGAGGTGAAGTTGCAGGTAAGAAGGTTGGGGTTGACATGATGCGTGAAAACAATCGCAGATTGGAGATGAGCCTCAAGCAGAAAATGGGAAGTGGTATTTAGGTGAGCGGTATAGACCCAACCTCCACAACGTGGGTTGCTGTCGAAGAGTACGGCAACAAGCGGATATCTACCGCTAGAGAATATCTAGAATCATCCACGATGGCACATGAGGAAACTCAGTTCACCCGTGGATATATTAAGGCATTAAAGGAACTCTTAGAATTACCCATGGAGGGCAGTTCCACCATGCGTGATGCCGAGAGTATTAAGTATGATTAATTAGCCTCTTTAATTAGACGCTACACAAGGAAGTGTTATGGAAACTATTGAAGGACAAGCTACTGAAGCAGAGTTAGAAAGTATTTTTAATGATGGGGAAGGGACTGAGGTCGCTGTCGAGGCCACCGCGGAAGAACAACCTGATACAAATACCGAGAATGTACAGCCAGAGTCAGACCCTGATCCTGTAATTGCGGCAAACGCTGTAGCCGAGGAAGTTAAGAACGCTGAAGAGCCTTCTGTTGACGAACTCACTGCGTTGAGGCAAGAGCATGAGAAGTTACAGCACAAGTATAAGTCGGATGATGGACGTATTGCCGCTCTACAACGGCAGGTAAGTGACCTTCAAAGAGTTAACGACACTCTATCAAGACCGCAGAAGGCTGAGACGCCTGATGCAAAACCTTCACTAACCACTGATAAGATCGTTTCAGATTTATATTCGGGGGATGAAGAGAGGGCTAAAGCCGCAGTCGAGGCTATCGCTACTATGGGGAGCGGGACTGCGGGAGTTGAAGTAGAAGACACTGTGAACAGGATGGTCAAACCCCTCGTTGACGCTGAGAAGCAAAGATACAATCTCAGTCAAGAAGAGGTGTTATTAAGACAATACCCACAGTGGCGCGAAACAGTTAGGACTAAGCAATTTGCCACATGGTTAGAGCAACGTCCTGATCAGATTAAACAACTCACCAAGTCTAACAATGCACAGGATGCGATTGAACTCCTGAATTACTACACGCTCAGTAATAAGCCTATAGAGGCTATGGCATCTGTTGGAAAAACCCCTGTCGAGAAAATTCAAGCTAAAAGAAATCAGCAGTTGCAGAGTGGAACAGCAGTGGCCTCTAAGCCTAGTACAGCAGTACAGGGTGGGATGCCGAGTGATCCAGACGCAGTGTTTGATTACCTTGAGCGGAATGATCCCGATCTTAATAGAGCATATGGACGTTAACATTCATTTCATTAAAAGGATTTAGTTAAAATGGCTAATACAGAGTATGGTGATATTTCACCAAGAACAGCGGCATTCGCAGAGCGCGAACTGCTGAAACGTGGGTTACCCCACCTAGTGATCGAAAAATTCGGTCAGTCTAAACCTATCCCAACTAAGAGTTCTAAAACGATTAAGTTTCGTAGGTACAACTCTTTAGGGTTGGCAACGACTCCATTGACTGAGGGTGTAACACCTTCTTCAAAACAGCTTTCATCTACGGATGTAACTGCTACTTTAAGCCAGTATGGTGACCTAGTTACTATTACTGACGTTGTCCAAGACACACATCAAGACCCTGTTTTACAGGAAACTGTTGAGATTTTGGGTGAGCAAGCCGCACAAACCATTGAAACTATTCGTTTTAATGTGTTGAAAGCGGGTTCTTCAGTTCGCTATGCCAATGGAGCGGCACGGGGTTCTGTAAACTCTCCAATCACTTTAGAGCAACAACGTAAAGTTACTCGCGACTTAAAGCGTCAAAACGCTCGTCCGATCAGCAAGATTGTTCGTTCAACTCCAAGCTACGGAACACAACCAGTTGCACCATCTTTTGTTGCACTAGTTCACCCTGACATGGAAAGTGATATCCGCGGTTTAGCGGGTTTCGTAAGCACTGAGTCTTACGGTCAAATGACTCCTTATGAGTCTGAGATTGGTAAAGTTGAAGATGTGCGTTATATCGCATCTACTGTGTTCACTCCATTCGGTGATGCGGGTGGTACTAAAGGCGCGATGATTTCAACAACTGGTACATCAGCAGATGTTTACCCAGTGTTATTCTTGGCCCGTGATGCGTATGGGCTTGTTCCTTTAAAAGGAAGAAGTTCAATCACTCCTACTGTAGTTAATCCTTCTCCAAGTGAGTCTGATCCATTGGGTCAACGTGGCCACATTGGTTGGAAAAGCTACTCAACAACTGTGATCTTAAACGATGCCTATATGGTTCGTCTAGAGTGTGCAGTAACTGACTAATAGTCGGTTTTTCGTGAGCGTAAGAACCACCTCTTAGGGGGGTGGTTCTTCCTCTTCTTATATAAAAAGGATTTTATAATGACTGCAAAGAAACCTCTAGCCGATAGACCCACTGGACGTTCAACTGTTATTTTTCACAACACTCAGACAGATACAGGCGATGTGTTCGCTCAGATCAACGGTGTTGCTTACCAGATTCAACGCGAAGAGAAGGTCGATATTCCTCTTCACGTACTGTCTACATTAGACAATTGTATTATTACGGTGTTTGAGCGGAATTCCAAAGGCGAGGAAGT